AACTGCGGGGACGCGCGATTACGCTCTCCGTTACGATCTTGAGTCTATTATCAAGATTTGGGACACCACGCATGGGAATGAAATCACGGGTCTTGATATCCGGGACCATATTCGTTTTAACGCCATTAATCAGGAAGTGGTCGGAAATGTCCAAACCGGAAATCCTGATACTTATGTAGACATTGGCTCAAAGAGCGTTTCAGCGCTTTTAAGTACGTCGGATCAGGTCCAGGTTCTATCGACATCGGCCAGTGACGTTTCTCCGATGGTTATCAGGATCACCGGAGAAGTCAGTGGAATGCCTGTATCTGAGAACCTTACGCTAACCGGAACCACTGCCGTGACTTCTACCAATACTTTCGATTCCGGGGCCGAGCTTCAGATCACTGCAGGAACCTCTGACGGAACTCTCGTTGACCTCGTGGGGGTAGTTACGGTCAGAGAGCAGGATACCACTTCCAATGTCCTTGCGAAACTTGCTCCAAACGAGCGAGCCCCTTATTACAAATGGATTCGATTTTCACCTACACCTGCATCTGCCTTCACGGCTCAAGTTTGGTACAAAAAAAGATGGATGCCTTTGGTTAACAACAACGACGCCCCGATTATTCCGTGCGCCAATGAGATTATCGAGGGAATTATTGCTGATGCCCTTTGGGAAGACGGGCAGGAGCAGGCCGCTCAGATTCAGGAAACAAAATTTGCCAATAGCGTAAAAGAGCTTTGGGTTTCGAGACGCCCTCGGAATCTTATCAACCAGATTGTTCCAGATAATGGTGATCCGCAGGCCCGCAGTGAACGCAACCTCTACTATTTTGGGAATAGCTACTAATGCCGCTTTTAACAGCAAATAGAGCCAAGGAAAGAGTTGCTGACTTCTCTGGTGGACAGAACTCCGGAGACGAGCCTTCTTCGCTGTTACCCAATCAAGCCGAACTGCTCGAAAACACAATAATTTCGGAAAAAGGAAAAGCAGAACAGCGTAAGGGAATTGCTCGTGTTGGAGATAATCCTGACACGCTCATAAGCCACTGGACTTTCGATGATTCATCATCAGTTGATGATAAAGAAGATAACGATGGGGCGGACACCTCGATAACTTACGTTGACGGAAAGTTCGGAAAATGCGCGTCTTTTAATGGCTCGACGAGTTCCATTCTCGTTGCGGCTGACTCGTCAATCAACGCAACGTCAATGGGTGCTTTCAGGATTTCAGCGTGGGTTTATGTCGATTCCGATGGAGAAAACGATGAGGGGCGGATTGTAGACAAGATGGCTGGAACTGATGCAGGATACCGCCTTTTTGTTAAAAGTCAGTCAGGCTCAACGGTTATTCTGGATTTCGAGGTTGGGGATACGGGAACCAATACCCGCGTTGTTACATCAACAACAATGTCAACGGGCGCTTGGCACAAGGTTGATGCTGTTTACAATTCTGACCGCTCTGGCGACATCTACATTGATGGCGCTATTGCTTCTTATTCCACTGATACTACGGGTGGGACAGCTACAGCAGATGACAGTGCAAATGCCCTTTATATAGGTAATAGAGCCGCTGGGGACCGATGTTTTGATGGCGAGATTGATGATCTCCGCATTTATGACGGCTCGTTTACGTCAGATGATCTGGAATTAAAAGCAATCCTTGGAATGACCGTGTTTAGTGTGGGGACGACTTATAACAAGCCGATTCGCGCCAAAGATACTGCTATTCAGGAGTTAAATTCCAATTTCAAAACCTGGGACAATATTACGGGTCTTACGTCTTTAACGGCTGGCCTTACAACAAACTTTGTTCAGGCAAATGACCGCCTTTTTATTCTCAATGGAACAGATAACGTCCACAGCATTGATTCTTCTTTAACTGTTACTGACGAGGGAAATACAAATACGGACGTCCCCAAGGGTACATTTGGGGAATGGGCCTCTAATAACAGGCTTTTTATATCCGGTTCTTTAACACAGTCTGAAAGAGACGATGTTTGGTTCTCTGATTCCTTGGCGCCTCAGACCTTTAATCGATCAACAAATAAGTTTCAAGTAGCAAAAGGGCGCGGCGGAAAAGTGACATGGCTCAAAATGTTTAAGGAATTTGAGCTGATTATTTATAAGGATACGAATATTTATGTTCTTAACATGGATGGCACGACGCCCTTAACAGATTGGAGCTTAAAACCTCTTTCCGTTGCGATTGGTTGCCCGGCAGGAAGAACAGTTCAGGATATTGGCAACGACCATATCTTCCTAGCTAATGATGGAGTAAGACTTCTCTCCAGGACCACTTTTGACAAGCTAAGAGTTGGAGTTATTTCTGACCCAATTCAGGACATTATTGATTCGATCAATCAAGATGCTATTCAAAACTCCGTGGGCTTCTTTGAAAATGGTCTTTATATCTTGGGCGTTCCGGTCGGAACTTCGACCACTCCAAACAGATTCATGATCTGGGATTCTGTGGCGGCTGGAAGGAACGGAGATCCCAATTCTGCATGGACAACCATTCCAACAGATACATGGAATTTCTCGTGTATGTCCTCATTCGGATTTGGGGATAACCTAAAAACCATTATTGCAGGGGATGCTCGTGCGCTTACATTGTCCTACAAAGTGTTATCCGGAAACACCGACAACGGTAAGACCGTTACCCAGACAATTATTGGCCGGGAACACGATTTCCAAGACCCATTTTTAAAAAAGATATTCGATCCCGTTCAATTTGTCGCAGAGACAGGATCTGACGCTGAGTACAACTATTACATCGATCATGATCGTGCAGGTTTTACAGCCATAAATACCTCGGGAACCCTTTCCAGTGGTTTGGTAACGCCTTTTACTACACCGGCAACCACCGGTGGATCAGAAGAAGAACCGAGCAATTTCAGAACTAAATTCATTGGCCGCGGTAATAACGCAAGGGTCAAGATAACAAATTCTGTCTATAACAAACGCCCCACATTTCTTGAATACACAATCCATGCACGGCCATACCCTGGGAGAATTTAAATGGGAATCGTAACTCTGCCTAGTTTTGGATCTGATCCCGCAACTGTTACCGCGGCAGGTCTCGACGGAAAAGTTGATCCATTAGCCAATGAATTTAATGGCGGTATTGATAATGACAATATCGCTTCAGATGCGGCTATTGGAAATTCAAAGCTTAATCTGGCCACGATTACTCAGAACATTACTCATTCTGGAACGCTCACGCATTCTGGCGGGATCACCATGTCGTCAAAGCAATTTGACGAAGCCAAGGGAGCAAACGTTGCATCTGCCTCAACGACGACGATTTGGGTAACGGATGGAAACTTTGTTCATATAACCGGAACGACAACTATCACGAGTTTCGGAACAGCCGCTCAGGCTGGAATCGAAAGAACAATTGTTTTTGATGGGGCCCTGACTCTTACGCATAACGCAACCAGTTTGATTCTTCCGACTGGCGCGAATATTACAACGGCGGCTGGTGACACAGCCATCGTTCGTGCCGAGACAACAGCCAATGCCCGCGTAATTGCGTATTTAAGAAAAGACGGATCTGCTCTTGCTGGAGGGTACACGCCTTCAGCTTCTAATGCTTTATCTGGAAGCGTCATTCAAATGGTTAACAACACAGTAGTTACATCAACGACAGGCACAACAGCAATTCCTGAGGATGACACGATTCCGCAAAACACAGAAGGCGATGAGTACATGACTCAGGCAATAACGCCTAATAATTCGAGTAATACTCTAATTATTCAGGTCGTTTGTCATGTTTCCAATGCTACTAATACCGAACTAGCCGCCGCTTTGTTTCAGGATTCAACGGCTAACGCGCTTGCGGCTGGCAAAGATGAGCCTGGGGCTGGTGGAACAATGCAGGGAATTGTTTTTACTCACAAAATGACTGCCGGAACGACAAGCGCTACAACTTTTAAAGTAAGAGCTGGCGGTGCGGCTGGAACAACTACGTTTAATGGTGAAGGCGGAAATAGGCGATTTGGCGGAGTTTTGGCCTCCAGCATTACTATCTGGGAGATAAAAGCATGATCCGTGAATTCATAGCAGATGCCCTTTACTGGAAATATTACAAGGAGGGTTCTTCAATAAGAACTCGCCAGCTTGAAGACGGATCATGGGAAATATTTGAGTGGCGAATAACGGATAACACGCCACAGCCATCTGAAGCTGAAATCCTCAAATGCCTGGAAGATTACAAGCTTCATTTAACGCAATCAAAGCAATCGAAGAAATTAAAAAGAGAAAGTGTTCTGGCGAAGCTCAAGATCACTGAGGAAGACCTTGCTGACCTCCTTAAAGGATAGTGAAGGAAAAATCATAGCTTACGCCGAATGGCGGCTCGTTGGCCCCTCCGGCCTTGAAACGCCAGCAGGAAAATACGTATGGATCAACGACTGCTGGGTCCACAAAGACTATAGAGGAAAGCACAGAATTAATCTTTTAATTGATGAAGTTATGAGACACGTTCCAAACGCTGAATATTGTTACTTTCAAAGAAAAGATGTTAACGAAAAACTGCACATGTACTCAAGAAGACAATGGGAGCGGCGACGGATGTCCCACGACCCCTTAATTACAGGAGAGAAATAATATGGGTGGAGGAGACGTACCAGCACAGCCAAGCGCACCGCCAGCACCGCCTTCAGCAAGCGAAACAACGGCTCAGGCCATTCAGGCGCAGATTGATGCCCTCCCAAAGATATTGGCCGCTCAACAGCAATACGGCGATCAGTTCTCCGAGGAGCAATTAAAATCCTTACAGACCTACGGACCAAAATTTGCGGAGGCGGCCTTAGCTCTTCAAAAAACGTACGGTCCTGCCTTTGCGGAGGTTGAAAGATCGCTTTCTCCGGAACTTGCAGGAGCCCAAAAAACGCTTGCTGATTATCTCAATCAATCGGATGAGGCGGAATACCAAGCGCTTCGCCCGGGGTTATTGGAAGATGTGCGTTCAGCTCAATCGCTTCGAGGGCTTGGCGCTATTTCTCCCCTTGGTTCTATTGACGAGTCAGTACAGCTTGCACGGCTTAAACAATCCTTAAAAGATCGAAGATTGAATGTAGCCCTTTCAACGGCTGGCCGTGTTCCTATCAGTTCAATGCCAACGGTTCAAGGCCAGACGGGAACAGGTCAGCTTGTCCAAAACGTGAACCCCGACAGCATCTTTAATTATCAAAGCTCCCTGAATAATTTTAACGCGTCAATTTTTAATACTCAGAGCAATATCTTTGGCACTTCGTACAACAATGCAACCGCGCGAAGAGGTCAAAATATTGATGCAATGACCAAAGGCGCTGAAACCGGAGTAGCGGCGGCCTTTCTAATGTGTTGGGTTGCTTCTGAATTATTCGGGGGCTGGTTTGAACCCAAAACGGTTGGAGCCAGAACATTCATTGCCGAATTAGCGCCTAAATGGTTTAGAGACCTGTATATAAAACACGGAAAAAGGTTTGCCCAGTTCATAAAGAATAAACCATGGTTGAAGAATTTGATTCGGCCATTGTTTGAAAGATTTTCTGAAATTGGTATGAAGTATAAGGGGGAAGCATGGGGCTCTTAGACCAATTAGTTGCTTCTAAAATAAAGAAAGCTTCTGATGCTGAAGAAAAGGCCCAGAAACAGCTTGAGGCTTCAAAGATCAACA